GTCGGGTGATGTATCTAAGTGGTTGAACCATTGCAAGCGCTTGGTGCCCAATACCGCAGAACGTGAGCATATGTTTGATGTCATGGCTTGCAAGTTACAGAATCCTAAAGTTAAGGTAAACCACGCCATTTTGCTGTCTGGCTTTGAAGGTAGCGGTAAAGATTCGTTTTTTGCCCCCCTCTTTTACGGCATACGAGGGGACGGTCGGGTAAACCCTGAGAACGTGCGCACCATGCCCGCGCATAAGGCGCTTGAGACGTTTCATTATGAGTTAGAAACAGAAGTACTAGTATTGAACGAATTAAGAGAGTCAGACGCGCGCGAGCGCCGTGCCTTAGCCAATTCACTTAAGCCCCTGATTGCGGCGCCCCCTGACATGATTACGATTAACCGCAAAGGCTTAAAACCGTATCAAATGGTTAACCGTTTATTAGTCGTGGCTTTCAGTAATTACAGGGTAAGCATTACCTTAGATAGTGGTGACCGTAGGTGGTTCTGCGTATGGTCTGACGCCCCTAAAATGACGCCAGAAGAAGGCGCTGATCTTTGGTCGTGGTTTGAATCAGGCGGTTTAAGCGCTTCTGCTGACTGGTTAGCACAGCGTGACATAAGCAAGTTCAACCCATCTAGCGCCCCCTTTATGACTGAATTTAAGCGTTCTATGATTCAAGATGGTATGAGTACAGCAGAGGAATACTTGCATGACCTGATCGCTAATGAAAAGGAGCAGTTTGCAAAAGGTGTAATCGCGGCGCCCTTCCATGAGTTACGCGGCATACTAGAGTTTAAGTGTCCCGTGCAAGGCACCAAGATACATCAGCAAGCGCTATTACATGCGCTAAGTGAGGCGGGCTGGATAGACATGGGACGCTTAGGTAGCGCGCGCGCGAGTGCTGTAAAACGTATATTCGCAAGCCCACGTATCGCACAGAGTGGCATGAGCAAGTCTGAAATACGCGATTTAGTAGACCAGCCATTGAATGCTATCGGTGGTGGTGTATTGACCGAAGCCTTAAGCGATAATGTTTTACAGTTACGTAAACACTAAGCACCTATAAGTTAAGCCCCTTAGAATCGCTTCTAAGGGGCTTTTTTATTAGGGGTAAGGGTTACAAGTCTAGAATGATAATAACTACGCAAACTATGGCTATGACTATAATTGACTGGATCATAACTTTGCGCCTATTTGTTGAGGGTAGACTGGCTTAAAAGTCTTTCGTTCGTTCATGCTTTGTAGCATGATGTAGTCACCTGCAAAGCGTGCGACTGTATAGGGCTGTCGTTTGACGTGCACAATATCGCCTATCGCTACGGGTTTGCCATTGTCATACGTCATTTTTAACCTCCGTGATCCTGTAATCGTTCGGTTTAATAGGCGTGTTTACGTGGCCGTCTTCGTACGCTTCGGCCATATCAGAATAAAATTCGGCCAGTGCATATACAGCGTTCGGCCATGAGTCAAATAACAGGGGTTTGCCGTCTTCGTGCCATGTGTTAACCCAACCGTCGCATATTGTGAACTGTTCAACCTGGTACATGTCAAAACCCTCCCGAACTGGTTATGTAAGCAATACCCCATATGGCCCCAATTATGGCCCCTGTAATGGCCGCATATATTGTGTCTTTCATTTTTTGCCCCAGTCCAGTGCCTTCTCAATTATTGCGATTACAGCGTCTGCGTCTGCGGGTTCCGCGTCCGCGTCGGTTAGCAGGTCTAACGCTTTATAACAAGCAAAGCGTAGCGCGAATAATTCGGTATTTGACTCAATCATTTTTGTTGTCCTATAGAGTTATCATGCGACCGCTACATAACGGCCGCCTGATTGACTGGTTATAAATAGTCACGGTTGAACGGTTGAACCGCGCCCGCGTTCTTATCATAAAAACTATCGCGAATCGGCATAATCACGACTTGAGCGCTATTTGCACCGTTATGCATAATGCCTGAGTCGTTACCGCGTTGGAACAACGGGTATGTTTTATTAGCCTTATTTTGATAATAAGCGTTCAAGGCTTTCTGCGCACGTATTAGCAAGTCGGGATTGTATTGTGAGGGACTAGATTGACTGCTGTCTAATGTCTCAGGTATCACGCGCGATATATCAGGATATACACCGTCAATGGCCGTAAATATCTGGTCATCAAGAATGTAACGGTTTTCACCTAATGATTCAAACGTCACAAAGGGTTTTTTCTTGTCTAATTTTTTAATAACTTCGTTCGGGATAATCAAAGAAAGCCCGCTTAAATCGTCGTTCGTGTCGTATTCGTCAATCTGACCGATACCCGCGAATAGCATATGCCCATCAGTGCCCGCGCATGTAAAGCGCGTCGCAGTCTTAAAATTGACGTAAACCCCGTTAAGGTAGTGTCTAATATCTTTTGTTGCGCTTGCATGTAACGCGGCTTGCAATACTTTGGTTTCGATAGTTGTCTTCATTTGAGATTACCTTTTAAGTTTAGTTTAGTGTTTAGTTGAGTTTAAAAGTTTTGGTACAAAAATGAACCGTTTGGTAATTCTTCAAACCATGTATTGTATTCAAGGTACGCGATAACCGCTTTTTCGCTTACACCATAGTTGTCAGCTACTTCTTCAAGCGTAGCTTCTGTATAGTCGCAACATAGCGCTATAACGTCAAGTTCGTATTCAAAATAACGATTTTCTAGCATGTTAAATAGCGCCTCTAAACCGTCATATGAGAACTGGTCTTGTCGGTTCATGTCTTTAAATGCTTGTCTAAAATCGCTTAAATATACGGTCTGTTTCATTTTGTTTGCCTGTTGTTTATTTGGGTGTTCGCGGCCGCATGATGCGCGGCCGTGTGTTTGGTTCTATTGCGCGTCGACGTGGTCACGCGCGGCCGCAATGAGTTTATACATTGTGGGCAAACTAGTATAGTTACCCGAAGGAGTGTAAGCAATAGCGCGGCCGTCGGAATACTTGCGTAAAACGTGGCCGCTTTTAAAATTGTAAGTCGTAAAAAAATCGCCGCCAAAGTCGCCATGTTTAATGTTAGTTATTTGTTTCATTTTGTTTGCCTTTGAGTTTAGTTTAGTGTTTGCGGCCGCATGATGCGCGGCCGTGTGTTTGAGATTAGATTAATGTGAGCATGTGTAAATCGTCCCATGCGTCCATAAAAGGTGTGCAAGTGTAATCAGCAACCGTTTCATCAGCATCAAGACTTGAAATGATTTGAGCCCAACCGACACGCTTTTTTGTAGCGTCGTAGATAAGTACTTCGGCCATGTCAACCGATTCAATCGCGCCAATAATCGCTTTATAAGCCATCATTTGAATCACGGGATATTCCTCACCATCAAATACTGTAATGGTGTGACCTGTTGCAATGGCGTGCTTGATTAAGTGTTTGTATGCTTTCATGATGTTTCCCTAAATTTAGTTTAGTTGAGTGTTTTTAAGTGCTACATAACAATTACAACAGCATAAACAACACAATGCAACATATTTTGTTACGTTGTTGCAAAATAACACTAAACATTATCAAGATTATCAGAAATTATCAAAAGGTTGATAATGGTTAGCGCCCCTGTTTATGCGGGTTTAGGGCTGTTATTATCAAATTATCATGTTTTTACTTTGTGTTTATAAAATATATATATATAAGGGTAAACCCGTAGGGTTTGGGACAGCGCTGTATGCCCTCAGTTCCAGCGCCAAGTTTTCCCGCGTGATAATTTGATAATTTGATAATCTTTTCTTTTTGACAACTAACTTTTTGTAGCCAAATACTCACTAAATCTTAGTGTCGCCATTTCAATATCGACTTGAAAAAAAATGATAATCTGATAATCTGATAATAGGGTAAACCCTAATGCTGTATGCCCATGCAGTATGTATGTACGCACAGTACTGTATGTATGCACAGTATAGGGTTTACCCTACTAAACATTACTTAGTACTGTATGCATGTACAGTGTAGGGTTAACCCTAACAAAATTGTGGCTTGTAAATAGACCCCCCCCGGGGGGCCCTGGCCTGGAAGGTGTGTGCGGGGACGGTCCGCAAACAAAATTTATTTTTATAAATCTTAAACAAACAAAATTTATTTTTATTTTTTAATAGCACCCAGCACAAAGTTTTACGTGTTGAAAATTTGATAATTTGATAATCTACGTATAGAATAGGCGAATGCTTACATCATTACCATTTGAGCCACGCGTTCTGCAAGCAACCGAAGCACGGTTGGTGGCAATATACGAAGCCGCAAAGATCGGATTGCGTGGCGACGCGCTGGCGTTCAAAGCAGGCATGTTGCCTGTAGAGTATCGGCGCTTAATGCAACTAGATCCTGTAGTGGAAATGGCTGAGTTAAAAGGGCGCGCAGAAGGCGAGGCGCAGTTGTCGCAGGTGTTGCATGAGGCAGCGCTAGAAGGCGACGCTAAAGTGGCGCTAGAAATCTTAAAGCATAAGCATGACTGGGTGGCTAAACAGCAAGTCCAAGTTGACGTCACGCAACAAATCAGTATCATCACTGCTTTAGAGCAGGCTCAACAGAGGCTAACAATAGATGCAGACGACGCAATATACAGCCCAAGACGAGATGACGTTAATGTCCCGTCTTTGGGCGCCCGCAATCAAGAATGACCCCCTAGCGTTTGTTTTGTATGCTTTTCCTTGGGGTGTGCAAGGCACACCTTTGGCTGATTTTACCGGCCCACGCAAATGGCAGCGAGAGGTGCTTATTGAACTACGTGAGCATATAAAAGCAAACGAAGGAAAAATAAACTTTGACACCCTTAGATTAGCAACATCAAGCGGTCGAGGTATTGGTAAATCTGCGCTTGTCTCCTGGTTAACCATCTGGATGCTTTCCACACGGATTGGGTCAACAACCATTATTTCGGCAAACTCTGAGTCGCAACTGCGCTCAGTCACTTGGGCAGAAATTACTAAATGGTTGGCGATGTCTTTAAACAGCCATTGGTTTGAAGTCTCGGCCACCCGTCTCATGCCCGCTAAATGGATTACGGAGTTAGTTGAGCGAGACTTAAAGAAAGGCACGCGCTACTGGTCAGTAGAAGGGCGCTTGTGGTCGGCGGAGAATCCAGACAGTTACGCAGGGGTCCACAATTACGACGGTGTAATGGTGATCTTTGACGAAGCGTCGGGTATTGACGACGCTATCTGGGCGGTGACGTCTGGGTTCTTTACTGAGAACACCCCGAATCGTTTTTGGCTGGCGTTTTCTAACCCACGGCGCAACACCGGCTACTTCTTTGAGTGCTTTAACTCTAAGCGTGACTTTTGGGCGACTAAAATTGTAGACGCCCGAACAGTTGAGGGCACAGATAAAGCGGTATACCAGCAAATCATAGACGAGTACGGCGCTGATTCTAGCCAAGCGGCAGTTGAAGTGTACGGCGCCTTTCCCGCAGCAGGCGATGATCAGTTTATATCAAGCCTGATTGTGGACGAGGCGATGAAGCGCCCCCGCTACAAAGATGGCTCGGCGCCTATTATTGTAGGGGTCGACCCTGCACGCTTCGGCGCGGACTCAACAGTCATTGCAATCCGACAAGGGCGGGACATTATCGCCATTAAACGGTTTAAAGGCGATGATACAATGACAGTGGTGGGACATGTAATTGAGTGTATTGATGAATACCAGCCCGCAATGGTTGTAATTGACGAGGGCGGCGTAGGCGGTGGGGTAGTAGACCGCTTAAAAGAGCAGCGGTACAAGATTAGAGGGGTTAATTTTGGAAATCGAAGCAAAAACCCCCTAATGTATGGCAATATGAGGGCGCAAATGTGGGGCGAAATGCGACAATGGCTAAAAACTGCATCAATTCCTAGCGACAGAATACTCAAAACTGATTTAATATCGCCTATAATGAAACCAGATTCTAAAGGTACAATCTTTTTAGAGTCAAAAAAAGACATGCGTGCAAGAGGATTAGCCTCACCTGACGCCGCAGACGCAATTTGTGTAACGTTTGCTTTTCCTGTGGCGCATAGGGAGTCAAGTATGATAATTAAACGAAAAAGTTACGCTCAAAGTGGTATGGCTACATCTTGGATGGGGGCATAATGGCGACAAAACCGGGTTTATACGCAAATATCCACGCTAAACGTGAACGCATTGCTGCCGGAAGTGGCGAAAAGATGTGCAAAGCAGGCGCTAAAGGCGCACCAACTGCTAAAGATTTCAAACAATCAGCTAAAACGGCAAAGAAAAAATGATTCGACCTATTAACGACAATATTGTTGTCAAGCCCGACCCTTTTGTGCAGTCTGGGCTTATTATTGTGCCTGAAGAAGACACACGCACAGGCACAGTAGTGGCGGTTGGCCCAGGCAAAAAAGGCTCAAAACGACCTCTAATGGTGTCAATTGGGGACCACATCATGTATAGTGGCACAATTGACCAGCAATATGAGGGTCTGCTTGTTATGAAAGACAAGGACGTAATAGGGACGATATGAAAGATAAAGACATCATCTCGGTTGCCAAAAGCCGCTTTACAATGGCTGTATCGGCGTATTCTGAGAGCCGAGAAGATGAACTGGATGATTTGCGTTTTTACGCTGCAAGTCCAGACAATCAATGGCAATGGCCAGCCGACGTACTCGCCACACGAGGCGCAGTGCAAGGGCAGACGATTAACGCTCGCCCTTGTTTGACCATTAATAAACTTCCTCAGCACGTCAGACAAGTTACCAACGATCAGCGCCAAAATCGACCAAGTGGGAAAGTAATCCCCGTGGACGACAAAGCTGATGTCGAAGTGGCTGAAGTTTTTGACGGGCTAGTGCGGCACATTGAGTACATTTCTGATGCGGATGTAGCGTATGACACGGCGTGTGAGAACCAAGTGGCGTATGGTGAAGGCTATATTCGTTTGTTTACTGAGTACTGCGACGACGATAGCTTTAATCAGGACATTAAGATTGGTAGGATTCGTAATTCGTTCTCAGTTTACATGGACCCCACCATCCAAGACCCTTGCGGGGCGGATGCGCAGTGGTGCTTTATTACCGAAGATCTGACCAAAGATGAATACGAGCGTCAGTTCCCTGACGCACAGCCTATCTCGTCGATGATGTCCCAAGGTGTAGGCGATCAGTCTGCCTCGCAGTGGGTTAGTGAGAATACAGTGCGTATTGCTGAGTATTTTTACATTGAGCATGAAAAAGCCACGCTACATCTATATTACGGTAACGTGTCGGCGATGAAAGGCACGCCTGAAGATCAAGACATGGCCATGCGTGGCATGAAGCCTATTAAAACTCGCACAGTAGACGTTAAAAAAGTCAAATGGTGCAAAATTAATGGTTTTGAAGTGCTTGAGACGCAAGATTGGGCGGGTTCGTCTATTCCTGTGGTTCGAGTAGTTGGCAACGAATTTGAAGTTAACGGTCGTATTTATGTATCTGGTATTGTGCGTAACGCTAAAGACGCGCAGCGCATGTATAACTACTGGACAAGCCAAGAAGCTGAAATGCTTGCCTTGGCACCTAAAGCGCCGTTTATCGGCTACGGCGGGCAGTTTGAAGGTTACGAACAGCAATGGAAGACCGCCAACACGACTAACTGGCCGTATTTGGAAGTTAACCCAGACGTGACCGACGGCGCAGGGTCGGCATTGCCTTTGCCACAACGTGCGCCGCCCCCATTACCGCAAACTGGGCTTATTCAAGCCAAAATGGGTGCTAGTGACGATATTAAAGGCACGACAGGGCAATATGACTCTAGTCTTGGTCAGACCTCTAACGAGCGTTCTGGCAAGGCTATCTTGGCGCGGGAACGCCAAGCGGATGTCGGTACTTATCACTATGTAGATAACTTAGCCCGTGCTGTGCGCTATATCACACGTCAGATTGTGGACTTGATCCCAAAAATTTACGATACTGAACGCATTGCGCGGATTGTAGGTGAGGATGGTGAGACAAGCACGATTAAAGTTAACCCCAACCAACCGATGCCGGTCAATAAAATTATGGACCAGCAAGGCATTGTGCTTGAAAAAATATATAACATGGGTGTGGGCAAGTACGATGTGTGCGTGACCACTGGCCCAAGCTACATGACTAAGCGTCAGGAAGCATTAGAAGCTATGGCGCAGCTCTTGCAAGGCAATCCAAATTTATGGGCGGTGGCTGGCGACTTGTTCATTAAGAACATGGATTGGCCTGGCGCGCAGGAAATGTCTAAGCGTTTTGCTAAGACCATTGATCCTAAGATTATGGAAGGCGGCGACGAGTCACCTGAAATGCAAGCCGCTAAGATGCAAATGGAAGCAATGGGGAAAGAAATGGAGCAGATGTATCAGATGCTGCAAAACGTTTCTAAATCCGTTGAAGTTCAAGACTTGGAGCGTAAAAACTACGAGTCGCAGATCAAGGCGTTTGACGCCGAGACTAAACGCATTTCAGCGGTTCAAGCGGGCATGACTTTTGAGCAGATTCAAGATATTGTGCAAGGCACTATCGCCGCCGCACTAGACACGGGCGATTTAATTGGCGGTGCGCCAGAGCGTGAGCAGTTTGATATGCCTGAGCAGATGCCGCCACAACAAGGCATGCCGCCTCAAGAAGGCATGATGCCACCTGACCAAATGCAACAAATGCCGTTCCCAATGGAGCCACAACAATGAAATGTGCTGAATTCGTAGGTATGCTTTTTTTGGCGCGGGATGTTACACATTCTGTGCATTTAAATACTCGCAGCTATTCTAAGCACAAAGCGCTGCAAAGTTTCTATAAAAACATCGTAAATTTAGCCGATGCGTTTGCTGAAGCCTATCAAGGCAGAAATGGCCTGATGGGGCCAATATCTTTAAGTTCTGCTAAAAAAACTACAAATGTTGTTGAGTTTTTAGAAAGTCAACTAGAAGATATTGAAGCTAATCGGTATAAAATTTGCGATAAAGATGATTCTACCATGCAACAATTGATTGATAATATTATTGAGTTGTATTTGACGACTCTTTATAAATTACGCTTTTTGGCGTAAAGGGGAACGATTTGGAACTTTTAAAACCATTAGCACAAGCTAACTTTCCTGGCGCAACCGTTGCCTACACTGGTACAGCGGGGAACACCGCCACATGGCAGTCTGGCCCACAGGGCGTACTGGTTTGGTCAACTACAGCAGCGTATGTTGAGATTGGCGAAGGCGCTGTGGCAACTACAGCAAGTACCCCAATCCCTGCAAACACAATTGTTCATTTTGCGGTCCCGCAAGGTACAGGCGGCCTGTGGCGAGTAAGCGCTATTCAAGCGTCTACTGGTGGTTCGGTGTACGCCAAACCAATCAATAAGGAATAAACATGGCGGTTTCCCTTTCCCCTTTAGGCGGCGCAGCCGGTCAATTCTTTGATAGCAACGGCAACCCGTTAGCTGGCGGGAAATTGTACACATACGCAGCCGGTACAACGACACCACAAACGACCTATACTGAATACACAGGTGTAACTGCTAACTCCAATCCTATTGTTCTAAATTCTGGTGGGCGTGTGCCTTCTGAGATTTGGTTGACAGATGGTGTGAGCTATAAGTTCTCGCTATTCTCAGCGCTTGATAATCTAATTGGTGTTTGGGACAACGTTGATGGCATTAATAGTAGCGGCAGCGCTG